ATCGAATTCCCCCTCCCAGCTAGGACCCTTGTCCTCGGCTTGTGGGGTTGATGCGGGGTTGTTGTCGACGTCGGCTGGTGCCGCTGTCTTATCTTCAGGCTCGTTGGCCATGTTTATCCTCCTGGGATAGACCCGAAGCGCCTCGCTCCAGGAAACTTTTTTGTGGCATGCCTAAAAGCACCTCGAGGGCGCTGGCATGTTTCGATCTAGGTATTTTGGGCGCAGAAAGCAAAATCTTCTGACTTATCCCTAAGCGAACGCTACACCGAAAGAGTGCATTTTTTTCGTCTCGTTCTGTCTGGACAGTGTATCGACACCATGCTAGATTGATGCTGTGGCAAACACGAAGCAGCGCGCAATCAGAGTTGACGATGATCTATGGGATGCCGCTAAAGAGCGGGCAGAGCTTGAACAGCGAACCGTTTCAGACATTGTCCGAATTGCGCTGACACAATACGCAGAGAATCGCTATGACGCAATCGAAAAGAGAAAGGTGATCAAGAAGTGATCAGCAAGTATTTCACCTGGGATCTACCAAAGCCTCCGGCGCTTTTGCGCGTATCAGATAAGGGTCATGAATTATTCGACGGCAGCTCTTGGGCTCCAACTGAATTGATCTTGGAGTATTTCGCAGGAGAGCGTCACGACATTGATCCAGTGACTGAGGCAGAAGCGCGATTGATCAACTCATCGGCTTTTAAGAATTAAAAAACTGCATCCTCGGGAAGATTTTGATCCCATAGAGGTACGAGATCTGGGAAGCTGTCAAAGCTGGCTTCGGGATGTAACCTCGCCACAATCAATGCAACGGCTTCGCTAGAGCTCACATCTGCGGGCAGGGTAGGGCCGGTGGGCGTAACGAGCACACCATCTCCCTTAAATAACTCGCTGATAATTTCAACAACAATTTCACTCGGGCCGGTGAGATATGGCGATGCATCAGACCAGGAAACTTCCCAGTCTTGAACTTTTGCTGTCCAATTAGAGGACACTGAGCACCCCAATCATGAAGTCGCGAAATTCGTTGTCGAAGCCTAGCGCTTCATTTGTAAAGTATCGAGAGCCAGACATCAATGACTCAATGCCAGTGGTGAAAATTTCCCATGATCCCTCTGGGCTTCCTTCGTAGACCTTACCAGTGTAGTTCTCACGCCACGAATCAAAGACGGACTTTTCGGTCTTTCGATAACCGCTTCCAAGCCACTTTTCTGGCTCAAACTGAGCGCCCTTTGAGGTCTCAATCAGTGAACGTCGAGTGTGGAAGGCCCACTCCATTTCACTCAGTCCAGGAATGGTTTTTTCCATGGAGTGCCCCAATTCATGAACAGCAACAGCGTAGAAACCGTTGTCATCTACAACTCCGAGAGTCGTATGTTTTGAAAGCATGATCTCATTGCCGCCTCGGTTATATCCACGAGCTGAAGTGCCAATTGAGATGTTGGGGTATTTCTCATTGATTGCCTGAGTCCAACTTCTCGGATATGACTCATCGGCAAAGGTGAGCGCATTTCTCAGATCTTCGGAGATTTTGGCTCCACGGATTCCTTCGTAGGATGTAACTTGACCGCCCATTGGTCGCACCTCGGAAAGAAGCTTGAGAGTCTCTTCGCGTTGAATCGTGCCAAAGAGTTTTGTCCCCGGGCCGATTTCAGCTGAAAATTCCTTTTCCAACTTGATGGCTTCTTTGAGCTTCTTGTTTGCAAAATAGATCTCTTGATCGATCTTGCTGTAAGCCTTATCGATTCGGCGATATAGATTCGATTGGATTGCAATCCAACTTTGACGACTGTCATCGTCTTCCCACTTAATCAACTTAGCTTCATCCTCAAAGCGTTTGATGATTCTCTTCTGTTCTACTTCGAGCAGGTCGTGTAAGTCTTTGACGGCTTTTTCGGCAGCTATGCGAGCATCGACAGCTGCCTTTACAGCTGCCACATCTTGTGACGCAGCTGCAGCTTTTACACGTGCAGCGATTCTTATGTCTAACTCTTCACCAATAGCTCTACCAGCTGCAAGAATCTCGTCGAGATGTGCACTGGCCTCAGCCCCTACTGTCTGACGGACCTTGCCTCTGCCTGCTTTAAGGAAATCACCAAGATCAACTTCGCCGCGTTTGACGAGGTCGTATTTTCTGACCGTCTTAAAAGAGTCCCCCCAAAGTGCTCGAGCTTCTTGGACTGTTCCATATTGAGAGACCGTTGGTGTTGTTCCAGTCATTTTTTCAAATTCTTTGAGAAGAGCCTGTCGGATTTCTGGTTTTGATTGCGAATCCCGAAAATCCTTTTCCCAGCGCTCGACGAATGTCTTGGTCTTGATGGTTCTTTGATCTCCTTAGCGGTGAGTTCCCTGCCACCCTTTCGGCCAATTCTCGACTTGTCTTGGGGTAGCTTCTTTGAAGCCTCATCGAATTTCATCCGCCATGCAGCAACTGGCTTTTGAACCGCCTCGGCAGCTTTTGACCCAACAGTCTCAATGCCCTTGGGCACAGGTATTTTTGCTGCAGCTGCAAAACTTTGGCGATCATATTCCGCGAGCTTGAGTGGATCTTTCTCTTTGCGAGCCAATTCGTAAATCGAATGTAGTTCGCCTTCTTTAACCTCAAGAGATTTTGCTGTGTGAAGCTGAAGCTCAAACTGATTGCCAGTTGCGTTTGTGACCTGGATATTGATGCCCTGGTAGGGGTTGTCATTAACAGTCCAATAATTCTTCACTTTGAGAGTGTGACCTGTTGCCTCAAGTTCATCGATGACGGCTTGTGCTCCGGAGACATAATTATCATCTGCAAGTTGCATTGTGTAACGATTAACGTCAAACATTTTTGCGCCGATTTCCTGAGCCGTGACAAGGCCTTTTCCGCTCTCGACGTCTTTGCTAATCTTTCGGGTGAGCGAATCTTCGCCTTTAAGACGATACTCAAGACCCTTCAGTTCGCCACCATTCTTTGCGGCCAACTTGCTCATCTGATCTGTCAATGCGGGTTCAACTTTTGTGGCCCGCGCAATCAAGTTGCTGGCAACGGCACGAGCAGCGTTGATTGGTGTTGGTTCAACCTTGAAGTCGTAGTGTTTGCGCCAAGCTCTTACGGCTTCGTTATTTCCATCTCCGCCAGCGAATTTTCCTGAGATATTTTCATCGTATTGCTTGCGAAATTCTTCAGCTCGACCCGGCCATGGAGCGTTGGCATCAAAGACGGGGACTGCAGTACAGCCACAACCGTCATGAGACTTGAAGCGAGAAGTGCCTTCTGATTTGTATGCAGGCCCTCTTGAAGCGAGAAGTGCGCAGAATGCGCAAGGCTTTCCATCTGTAAGACGAGCCCAGCCAAGAGCGTGTCTATCTCTTCCAATGGATTTGATCACCGTCTGCCGGCCACCATCGATGGTGTGTCTTTGTGCAGCACGAGCTACGCCTCGGAGAGCGGACTGCCTAGCAGCTGCAGGCTCAAGTCCTGCGGCTAGATTCTTCTTCATTGCTACCGGGCCGGTGACTAGGAGTGAAGTGAAAACTTTTTCAGGATCAGGAATTGCATCCAAGATTGGCGTGAAGAGATCTCCTAGATCATAATCTTTTCGGATGCTCTCGTAGAAGGATGATCCTAAAGCTGCGCTCATTGCGCGACGAGCGGTGATTGCTGAATAGGCAGAATCGAAGAAAGGTCCAAAGCTCTTGTCGATATTATTGACATCAAGCAAGGGGAAGACCTTTGCCATGTCTTGGACTGCGAGAGCTTGAAGCTTGGCCTGCGCCAAGCGGTGTGCTTCTGCAATTCTTGCCTGTTCAGCGAATCCCACGTTTACGCCTGAGCTGGTGCTGTGGTTTGTGGAGTGTTCTGCCTCTGGATATCACTCAAGAGAGCTCCAAAGACATCGCCCTGAGTGCGAAGTGTTTTCCAGCGTTCAACGTCTTGATCTGTCACTCCTGGAATGCGCTCCCATGCAGCCTCAGCTGGTACTCCAAGCATCTGGACCATCTTGCCCAATGCGTCGACTGTCTGCGCAAGTGATCGCGCTTCTGTATCGCGCCAACGCACCTCTGAAGATTCATCTTGAGCCGATGCTGTGTCTCCATCGGCTGCGGCAGCAAGTCGCAAAACCTGCTCCCAGCTTTCGCCAAAGATTGTCTCGTACTCACCAATCTTGCGCTGAGTTGATGCCTCTGCCGCTGCAAGCGCATCGGCAGAAAGGTTGACCAAGTCACCGAGAAGCACGTGAGGAGGAGTCTGCGCGACAGCTGCCATCGAGCGCACTGTTGATGCGTAGGTTTCCAGATGTCCAGAAACTTCTGTCTGATCAAAGTCACCGAATTTCGCGTCTGGTGAATCTGTCACCCAAAGACGATCGACTGCAGCCTTGAAGGGTTCGATCGGAGTGCCGTCATCGGCAACAGGAATTGCAAGACCTGTAGCCCAACGCTGGCGGAAGGATGCATATTGAAGAGCAATCATGAGTGCAAAGACACTCTCGTTGACTCGATCTTGGATTGTGATCAGTGGATGAATGATGCCCATTGAATTATCCGAGAGCGAGCTTCGGAATCTGACAAGAGG